CAGCGTTGTGCCCCCACCAGTTTTTGTGACGTCTATAGTATCAACTTGATACCATCTTTCACATACCCTTTGCGGGGTCTGGTCAGGGTAAGGGTTCCCTACAACGGGGAACGGGATCACAGGCACAATCACTTGTGTCTGTTCTTCATCTTTCTGAAAAGTTGCTAGACCCTTTTCCATACGGTCAATTTCGCTAACATCTTTTCCTAACTCCAACTCAAAACTGTTGTTTTCGGCAATCGAAATTACTTAAAGGCAGCCCACTCGATCAAAAGAGCCGCCCTAGAAAGGCAGAACAAAAAGTAATCGTGGCAGCAGACTCTCGAATTCTCTGCATGTATCAAGAGAGAGATCACACCACTAGTCGTTTTTACCGACGACTCAACGTGCTTTCACTGAGAAAAACATAACATCTCGGTTTATTACTGACCCCGGACGGTCGTCTTTTAAGGACTAGATAACCATACTTCTTTTTATGAGCGAAAGAATAAACGCTCCGGACAATTAACCTCTCCGGACGAGGAAATATAAAATATCTTAATCTCTTTGGGCTTGAAGCCAACGATCGCTATATTCTTCGTAAGATTTTCCTGGGTAACTAATCCCAAGCTCTCGACAAAGTTCGCGAATCTTATCAGCTTCAATCTCAAATCGATCCTTCCCATAGTGGTACCATTCCTGGTGAGCTTGTTCTAGATTCACTAAAAACTGCGAATCTAACGTATTCCCTTCCGGGTTATTCTTTGCAGGCTCACGAATCCAGTAGACCATGGAGTAAATGCTTTCTTCGTTAAGTGGGGCTTTAACGTTCCCCCCTTCACGACGAAACTTCCGAGCGAGAAACTCAACTTCTTCTTTAGGGACGAATTCGGGCAAAACTAAGCCCTTTTGTGCTGTAGTATAAGTTATTCCAAAAAAATCATATACAAACTGACCATAAGTGATCATGTTTATAAACTTTTGGAACTTCTCAATAACAGCACCAAGATTGTCGTCCCCATACAAAGCAAGTCGAAGAGCCTCTCGACGGGTATATTTTTGTAAATCAGGGTATTCCTCCTTATTAAGTTCCACAACTCGAATAAAGAAGAAATTAAAAGAAATCTGATTCACAAAAGTATTGAGAAAACCCGTGAGCCACTGTCCGCTAGGATTCGCGAACGATAGG